ATATAAAAGCATCTCTTGGTGTAGCATTACCATAGTTTAATGTTATGCTGTTGTCATTTACCAATAAATCTTCTACATTTACATAGTCAATATTGCCTTGAACTTCTAAATTGCCTATAATAGTGCTATCACCTGTGATATATAATGGACCACCATTAATATTACCACTTGCTGTGATAGTGTTTATATTCAATAAATTGCCTGTATAAGCACCTATAGTGGTATTACCTCTGTCAGTTGTCCAATATAAATTATCACCCTCTGTGATATCAGTTGTAGTTAAACTTTGACTGAGTGTGAGTGTGCCATTAGCATCATCATATGTATAACTCAAATTGCCACTTGTTTGCATCAAATTGGCTACTCTGTCATCTACTTTTTCTGCGTTAAAATCTAACCCAGCATCAATTACATAAGCATTAACTCTGGCATTTGTGTAATATAAATTAGTTCCTTCACTTAGATCACTTGTGCTGAATGCACTCATATCAACTGCTACATTATCAGCATTTACGGTTATGCCAGTGCCAGCACCTACATTGAGAGTTACATCTCCTGTGGTTCCTCCACCTGTTAAACCTGAACCTGCTGTTACTCCAGTGATATCGCCAGTTAGGTCAGCACTGATAGTGACTATGTTGTTAGCATCATCTGGAGTTATTGTGATATTAGAACCACCTACCAGTGTATTTCCTATTGTGTCTCTAACTCGCTCGTTTGTGTAATATAGATTTACACCTTCTGTCACATTTGATGTTGATCTTGAGGCTAACCAGTTGTCTTTGTCGCCATCTGTATCACCAGTGTATGAAAATACTCCATTAGCACTGCTGTATGTTAAATCACCTGTTCCTGCTAGTTTTTGTGTGCTGAACGCACTTCTGATAACACTTAATTCTGTTTGATTACTTTCACCAACTATGATATTTGAAGTTGTGTTTGTGACTGTTACCACATTTGATGTGGAATTCACTATCACATTTGGTGTTGATGTTGTTACTATAATATTAGCCATTTATTACTCCTATAATGCGATAAATCCGACTTCATCTCTCGGATTGCCAGGAGTTACATCTGGTTCATATCTCTCTATAATAGCCCATCTATGGCTGTCTGTTACATTTGCTGTGGTGTTAGTCCACTTAAAAGAGGCTATGGTCAATGCTACATTTGTTCTAGCATCTGGTATTAAATTACCTGTATATCTCTGTTTAGGTATTGTTAATTTGATTATGCCACTGGTATTAGCACTGGTATCTATGAAGGCGTTAGCATCAATTTCTGCGTTAGCAAAATAACCAACTATGGTTGATTCTGTGAAATTGGGTTCACCTGTATTACGATCGTAGGTCATACTATCTACTACAAGTGTTTGATAATCTGCTTCAAAGGTGTAATCTGCTACATTGCCTTGAAAGTCATAAGTGAATTCTTTTTGTGAGCTGGGGAACATTTCGATACATTTAACCTGATCTGCCCCGGATAAATATTGGGATACTGTAAGTAGCCTTCCTGACATAATTTTTCGCCTCCTATAGGAACTTGCTATACACTGAGGTGTTATAGCCTTTTTAATTTATTGTATTTATCGTATTATTCAGAATCTGGTAGTGTAAAGCCATGTTCTTGAGCATATTGGTCAATTTGATAACCAACACCATTCACAACTATCACTCTGGGATTAGGGCCCATATAATTGCCCTCATCATCATATAATTCTAAAATTAAACCTTTTAAACTTATTTCTGACATATCTATATACCTTTATGCTGGTGGTATGGGCCAACCACTAAAATTATCAAAATCTATATCTCTAAGTGCTTGTCTATATGTGGCCCATTGTGCTTTTGCTTCAGCACTTAGAGGTGAATCTTCTGCTTGTGTCCAATCTGTGGCAAATAATTTTTGATTTCTTTGTGCTCTAAGTTGTGGCACAGGATCAAAAGGCACTGGTATTTTTGCTACAACCACTGGTGGATCTTGATTAATATCCACTTTATATAAATCTACATTTGGCACATATCCTATTTCACTTTCTGTCTTACAAGTCATTTTGAATCGATTAGGATTGCGTTTGCAGTTGTTTTCTGCCGCGGCATGATTTCTATATGCTCTTACACTATAGATATGTCCTGTTTCTCTGTTGTAAAATACAAATCTATGATGCATTATGGTCTTAAACTCCTATATTGATCTGCCTTAAATGTTCTCAGTGTATCACCTTTATATTTTAATCCTCTTTGACCACCTGAATTAAGATTTAGAGTGCTGTTAGCCATGGGTTGAACGGTGACATTGGTAGGATAATATGCCATACCACTTGGCGGTGATATATTAGCCGCCGCATATGCCGCATTAGCCGCCACTTGTCCTTGTGCCGGTGATATTGTGGCTTTAAAATCGTTTTTCAATGTGGGTGGTATTGCTGTGCTGAAATCATTTGTGAGAACATCACCTTGTTGCACATCAAATATGGTATTACCAGTGGGCACCAATGTGTTAGCATCAACTTCTTCATATGCTACGGTATCTCGCTGAAAGAAACTTAGACTTGCACCAGTATTTGATAATCCACCTACAGGAGTCATACTGGCTAATGAAGTATAATCACCATAGTCAATAGCACCTAAATCTGCTGTCACACTGGGCACAACTTGACTGCCTGGTTGTCCCATTGCAGTAGCATTAGCATTGTCAATTGTGACCGTATCACCTGCTGTGAGCGTCACATTATTGTTTGTCTGCACTTGTGTATTTGAATTTACTGCTGTAACCACCGTGTTTGCTGGTATTCCTGAACCACTTAATTCGCTATCTACAATAAAATCTGTATCATTTGGAGTGGTAAAATCTATAATATTAGATGTGGTTGTGTTTGCCACGGTATCTGTAAATGATCCAGCATATGGTAGATCCAGAATAGCCGCAGGTGCTTCATCTATTTGAAAACTTGCTCCAACATCTTGAAGATCTGATGCGTTTATCCTACCTGGATTAGTCATAGGCACATTAGGTATTCTGGTTTTAGGTGTTTGCCATTCTCCACCGCCACCTTCGCCGCTTACATCTATATTTGTGGTAAAATCTGGCTCAAGTGGATAATTGGGCAATTTGGGATCTCGTCTTGGATTAGTAGGTGTAGGCACTGACAGATTGTAATTGGCATTTGGTTCATAATATTTTGAACCATCTGGTGGTGGTATTCTATATGGTGCTACACCTGAATAACCTCCGCCTTCACTGCCCATATCTATTACCATATTTTCAATACCTGGTGTATTGGGTGTTGTTATAGGTATGTTTGTGATAGGCACATCTGGTTTGGTTGTGATACCATCTAAATGAGTATTTGCCCAATCTATATTGCCATAACCCACATTACCTACAACATTACCTGTCACTGGATCAACCACATTAGCATTTGCGTTGCCAGGATCAGTCACTATCACATTACCTGGTATCGTGATATTTGCATTACCAACTATACCACTCCACCAACCTGGTATCAAACTCAATCCTAAAGCACCATCACTGACTTCTACACTATGAGTATAGATGCTGTCATCATATTCTAATACTATAAGTTTTGCTTTCAACACACCATCTTCACGCTCTACTTCTGTGACTTGCATCACACGGAATAATTTGTCAGTGAATCCATATAGGCTGTTTGTGACTTTGACCACATCACCTACATCCACTTGTAATGCTTGATGTGTTGCTTCAAAACTCAATGTTGTGCTTAATCTACTTTGACGCAAGTCTATGTTTGCTAAGTTTGCTACTCTTGGATAATCATTCACCAAGTTGTATCTAGTGTTTAACACATTGTCTGGTTCATTTGTGTTTCTATCACCACTTGGTGTTGATATTATTGCAACTTTTGTTTGATCTTTTTGTTCATAACTGGGATATTCTGCTTCTATGCCATTGTATAAACTGTATAATTCTGTGGATGTGATATCTATTTTTGATATGATATTGTCATCATTGAACACGAAACAATTTGCTTTTTCTGGTGTGGTCAATGCTCTGTTAGGAATACATTTGTATTTGCCTGATTTGTTGTCGAACACAAAGAATGTGGCACAACTTTGACACAATTCATCTATGTTGTTCAACACTGGCTGATATGTGCTTAATACACCATCTATTTTCCATCTATCGTGATATGCACTCACATTAGCATTTGTGGTGTATTCTACATTGCCGTATGTGCCCAATATGTTTGAATACTCCCATACTGCATCTAAACTTGTGGTGTCAAATTCATCTGAACTTAATCCTGCACCATATCTGGAATTCAAAATATAATCACCGATGACATTAGCAGGCGAACTTAGACTATTTGTGATATCAAATGTTATACTGCCTAACCCTGTTAGACCATTTTCTGGATCATAATCCATTTCAAACACAGCATACACTAAATCTTCATAATTTGTGTTAACATTTATAGTTGATAATAGTGTAGATGCCGCTACTTTGTTTGTTGTGGGAAATATTTGATTCACATTGCTTTGAGCATTACCAGCATACACTCTGCATCTCATTTTGCCATTAACTAGATTACTTGCTGTGGCGTTAGGGTCTGTGATTGATGTCACCGTGGCACCACTGAAATTCAGCACAGCATCTTGTCGTCTTATTTCGTTTATGGTAAAATTGCCAGTGTCTGTTTTTTCACCAATAACCATAACATATATCATGGTGTTGTTTTGATTTGTTATGCCAGCGTCTGTGATTATTCCACCAGTTTGAATACTGCCATAAAACACTGGAATTCTGTGATCTGTGCTGGGCGATAGTTGAACTTTAACGCCTGGATCTTTTGCCTGTTGAATACTGGGTGGTTTGAATACACCTGTTACTTTTGCTGTGACATATCCTATACCACCTGCAATTATGCTGGTTGCGATAGTTCCTGCTGTTGTAAGTGCCAGTGCTCCAGCCGCCGTTGTAGTTGTGAGAGCAACACCTGCTATTGTTCCTAAAGCATATACTATTTTTGTTGCTATAAATGTAAAGACTGCCATCTACACACCCTCATATACATAATTTGTTTCTACTGGACGCCATCCGCGTTTTTCTAAGTCGAAATCC